CTGCGTCAACGTCTGTTCTACAAGTGCAGAAATGTCAGTTTGCTCAACCTTGGCAGGGGTAACTTGCTCAGGTTGTTGCGCTTGTTGTAGACGTTCCAAAACCTCATCAATGCTTTTTGCAGCGGCTGCTTGCTCACGATACTTTTGATTCTCTTCTTTAAGTTGTTGAATAAAAGTGTCTGCGTGCAAATATGCTTTTGCAAGTTCATCGACGGTTTTGTATTTTTGCCCATCACCTACGAGGGCAGTTACAATTTCCCCATTACCTTGAGTCGTTGGAGGGGTTTGGCCTGGGTCTTGGCCTTCTTTGAAAATAGTTTCAGTGGTCACTGTTTAATCCTTTGCCGTGTCAGGCAACAACGATAGAATAAGGTCATACGCTTTCGCCTGACCGCCTTGATAAGCCAACTTCGCGTAGTGGTTTGGACAGTCAAAATCTTCTGTTTTAATCTTGTCCAACTCGTCACGAAGTTGTCTTACTGTTTTGTACAAAGCTCGCAAGGTGTAACCAGCGTTTGTCCACAACTGGTTAAAATCCTCACAATCTTTTGGTTTATTTTTTGCTAGAAGCGAATTCATTAAAATCCTTGCATCTGCGGAGGCATCCCTTCAGGGGGCATCCCTTCTGGAGGTGCTTCCATACCAGCGGCTGCTTGTGCAGCCATTTCTTCTTGTGCTTGGTTGATAAGTTGCTGAGTTTCTTGTTGTTCCATAATGGCTACGTTGTCCTTGACAATTCCATATCGCATCCAACCAAGATTTTCTTCAAGAGCCTTAGCAATCGCTTTCCCACTAATGTGTGCGGCTACTGTCGGAATTGCTTGAACAGTTTGGACTGTTTGAGCAAGTTCTTGAACAAACTTAGCTTGCTCTGCAAAATGACGAGCGCCAACAGGATATAACTTTCCGTTAGCAATTAAGTCCTCCTTAGTAACTTCAATAAACATTTCTGTATTAAAGTCAGGGTCTATTGTTCTAATTTGCTCGACTCCCTGGAAGTTTCGTACCGCTTCAGCTAACATACCATTCAGCAAAGGCTCAAGAATGTTCTTTTCAAACCATTGCGTCTTACTCTGGAAGATGCGACCCGCTGCATTATCCAAACTCTGCACTTCATACTTTGTCTTTTCACCCGGAGTACGGATTCCCATTGCTTGCTTAGGCGCACCAGCAAGTTCTTCCATCCGGTTCATCAACGAATCAATTTGCAAATCAGCCTGCAAAGCTGTTGCGTCAGGCCGCAAAAATTCCACATTGCCTTCATCACCACAGAAAACAACAGCGCCGGGTTCGTATTCAAACTGCTCAACTGTGCTTCCCATCACTTTAATAACTGGGTAGCCAATTTGATCGAATACGTCTGCCTTCAAGTTTTCAAGGTGGTCAATGCGATATTGCAAACCAACCAACTGATCCAATGGGCCTTGCGCCCAAAGGTGATCTGGCTTCAAGCGCCACCCACAGTGGAAGAAAGGTTTTGCACCAGTCCACAGAGGATTTGTACGCTTTGCCAAAATCCAACGCCTGTCAACAATTGTAATTGACAGGTTGCGCTCCAACTTCCGTGTAGTCACATTATAAATGTCACCCCAGAATTCAATCAGTTCAACCATATCACTTTGCAAGTATTCATCAATACTGCCAAAGCCATCAATAGCCAAGTTAATTGTCTTCTTAAACTCTGGATCAGCAACCATTCGCTGCCGGAAGTCAAGCATTTTATTCAAAACTGTTTTATTATACCCCAAAGTTGGTTTGGTTTCAATATCATACTGCAAATCGCCAAGGCTTTTCAGCATTCGGCGTAGAAATGGGGTACTATTGAAGTCAGTTGCAACAGGGTTAAATACAACATCGTTTGGATTTACACGGTAGGCTTTTGGCCCAACATACTTTTGTGTAAACCCATTCTCTGATTTCACAATGTCATTTACAAAGTCATAAGTGACAAAAACATTGCCAAAGTCAATATAGTCATAAATGAGTTGTGAGGCAAGCAATTGGAAGTTACTCACCTTCAGCTTTTGTTTCATGTAAGAAACAATGCTCTCTCGTTTACGCAAAGCGTCAGGGGTTTTTTCAAGGCTTTCCCAGTAAAACCAGTCTTCACTTGGAAACAACGCAGCCATGTAATTTGCGTGCAAATTGTCACGAATCTGTGTGAGTTTCGGCGTAACTGTGCTGTTGTTCCATCCAGCCTTTGAATTGGATGTTTTACGAGTGTCAGTTGCAAATAGATATTGCCTCAATTCTTGGCAATCTGATTTCCACTGTGCCCGGTTATCATCCCAACGAACCCACATGTCAGCAACCTTATATGCCAACAAGTCCGGGTCAAGAGATTCTACTTGCAAACTGTCGTTCATTTTAATCCTTTAATAAGCAACTCCTCCCCAGCGGGAGTTAAATACTACGTTACCTGTTCTTTTCCAATTCTTAGACGATATAGAAGGTTTACAAATTTCAATACATGATGCCAAAGTATCTTTCAAGTCATCATGTTCTGGCTTATTCAAAACCAATTCTTCTTCCAGAGTTTGACAATGCCCACCTTTATAATGCCAAATTTGGTTATTATTATAACGTGGTTCAAGAACAGACGCAATACGCTCTTCCTTCTTCATTGTTTTCGGAGGATTGTACTCATCAATTGTAAATGCAATGTCTTGACTTCGCATATACTCTCTAAATTGCTGCACAATCATTTTCTGTGCAGCAACAACCTCACATCGCATTTTCTTAAATTTCCATTTCCGGTACATACGCTCTGCTTTATCATACATAAATGAAATGGAATTTGTCTTAAACCTGTCAATGTCAAGAATGTAGTAATTACTCTGGTCATCGACACCAACAATCATGATTACAGTATAGTCCGACTTATCGCTGAGACTAAATGCGAAATCCATCGCTGCGTATATAGAAATGTTTTGATTCCCAATATACCAAGCACCAGAAACGTTAGTAATTTTATCCCTGTCATAATACTGAAACCTCCCTTTATCAATCAGATTGTCTTCTGAGTTGTTAGGGTTGTTGTAGTATTGTGCGTAAAATTGTCCCTTATCGAGATATTTCGCTTTTTTACGAGCAAGTTCTCTGTCATCAAATCCAAATACCTTGCCATCTGGCCTACGTTGCTTAGGCCAAAGGAACTCTCCATTCCTCTCAACAACCCTCTCAAAAGTCTCGTAAACAGGTGTTTCAATTTCTTCGTCGGTGTCTTCGTCCCACACAACCTCAACCATATCCATCAAATCTTTGTAAAGGTCGGCAGGGTGGTATCGAGTACCAACAACCCACTCTTTAGCACCTGTCGTTTGAATGGAAGCAAGTTGAGAATATGCCGCCCGCACTGCTTGCCTACCAGTGTCGGTGTAAGCATTATCTGGAACAACAACGTCATCTAGTACAGCAACATTGCAATGGAGTCCAGTCGTATTCGTGGTGATGCCAGCAGCTTTCACTGTAGCGTCACGAGTACCTTCCGCTTTTCGTCGTGGATGGTCAACGGAAATTTCATCCATAGACCATCGCTCCCTCTTACCAACATCCTCATTAACCATGTTAGGCCAAAGAGTTTTATAAATGTCAGAAGTGAGAATGTCTTTAATAGCCTTTAGCTGCTTTTCGGCAAGATTTGCTGTGGCTGAAATATACAAAATTGTAGTTTCTGGATGCTTAGTGATCCACCAAGCAACACGATATGCAATCATCGCACTCTTTTGGTGATCACGAGGAAGGAGGACAAGCTGGTTGTCTTTTGCTTCGTGCCTTTGCCACCAATAACATAGTTCTTCATGCACTGCACCAAGAACCCGGTGAGGGGATACAATTTTAATAAACGAGAGAAGCGAACTCTCTGCCTCTTCTCGTAGGTTTTTCAAATCTTGCTCGGTCAAGCGTGCCATTTATTTAATCCGTTTCATTGATCCATCTGAATTTCGTGGGTACGAAGAGTTTGCACTTGCAGAGCGAACACGCAAATTACTACGTGCATTACTTCCACCCTTGCTAAGGGGCTTCTTGTGGTCTACGTGCTTGCCGTCATTTTTTTGAACAAGTCCCTCCCGCATCAATTCTCGTCGTGCCTTATTACGCATGACACGTTTCTTAATTTGATCCGGCTTGCTCTTATACTCGTTTTCTTTTTGATAGTCTCGTTTGTAGGGCATAATCACCTCTTATTGGCAACTAGGTGAAGAACATTCTCCAACTTGTTTGCAACGTTTGTAGGAATGTCTGCAACCGGCTCTTCCTTCTTAGGACGCCCAACCTTCTTCTTATCCTCTTGCAAATACCCCTTCTCTGCAAGCCACTTTGCTGCGGCTGTGCCCCCAGGCTGTGCAGATTGTGCAAGCAGAGCCCTTACAGCCTCGCTCTTGAGCTTCATTTCAAGTTCTTCTGCCCAATAGTCAAACAAATGCTTCAACTTGTGGTGATTCCTCACTGCTTGCCAGTGTTGCCAGTCACCAGTGAGTGCCATAGCAGGAAGATATTCAGTTGGATCATTTAGTTCCAAATAAACCTTCTTCCAGTCTGCCAGTGAGAAAGGGGCAGGAGATTTATTTCCTGTCTGAATTGTTTCTTTGAACAGCCCAACAGTGAGCATTTTGTTTTGCGAGTCACGCAAAGGTTTGTCGTGGATAAGCATATTTATTTAATTAGAAAATGTTCAATAACCCAGGCTGCAATTGCACCTAAGATTGAGGCAATTGTCATGCCCATCCAAAAACCACCCTTACTTTTATTAGCAAGCTCAAGGAGTGCATCAACTTTGGATGTTAGATTGTCCACTTGTTTTTCTAAAGCCTCAACCTGGGCTTCAATTTTACCAAACGCTCTATCATCCATAATTAACATTCCCATGATTTAAGTGACAGGGCTTTCCGTGTTGGCCTACCTTTTTCATCCTTCATTGGCCCCGGCATCCCTGACATACGAGCACAGAATGATTTGCGCCTTGCGGCGTCTTTCTTTGTTTTTGGATTTGGAGCAGGAGGCTTTAGATTACCCCCTGTCTCTCGATTGTAAGCGGCTCGCCCTTTGGCATTCAAACCGCCTTTTGGGTCTTTGCCCTCTTTTCTTTGCCAAGCTGAGGTTTTGTATGCCATAGGGGTTTCCTAGTTATTGCTTGCTGAAATGCTCTTGCTATAGCTTGTCGCGGGGCATGGTTACAGAGCTGCAATGATGAAGGCCAGTAGTTGCTCATAGCGGATGCCGTAACGATTGCCTGCCGGAACAATCAATTTTTTCTCGCCTGTTGAATTGCCATTTTCGTCACTTGTCCAAAGACCTAGCACCAAGAGAGCTGCCAACCCGCTAACGAGCAGCATCGGAATCCCCCACCGTTCTGAGCATTGTTGTTCCCACGATTCTAAAACCCATGGCGCATAGAGCCATGCAATCGAGCATAACGCTGTAGTCGATGACATGACTACGATTGCAATGCAAGCTGCGCCAATGAATCTGTGACGCGCACAAATTGTAACAAGTAAGCACAAAGCCGCCAATAGCGGCCATTGTGTGATGGCGCGGATATCGCCCTGGATGTCTTCAGGGAACCACTGCCATATGAATTCATGCACGCAAGCCAAAACGAATAAGGCTTGCGCGATGTGTACGCTTAGCGCGGAGGTCTTGGTCTTGGGCCGAACTTTGGTTTGATCTTTTCCCACAGTTTTGCAATCCAAGCTTTGAACATTGCGAACATTCTATAGACTCCAATCAAAGAAAGAAATAATTCAGCAGGTCGCTAGGCAAGCGATGACGCCCAGGGCGAAGTGGAGGAGCTTGTTGTTTGTCATTTTGACAATGAAACTCTTAGATACGAATAGCTCCCGGTGATCGTCCGGCTGACGGAGCAGATTTCACGCATGTCCAGGGTGTCGCCCGCGTTGCAGAAGATCCGGCGCCGCCCGTCGTACCAAGTCCGCGCGCCCCCGGTTCCTGCGCCCGACCACTCTTGAATGAACGCGCCGTTTTGGTACAGACGAAACCCGTTGTAGTCCGTCGAAATGGTTGACACCAACGCCACCACAAAGTCGACGTCGTAGTAGCCGGCCACGGGGCAGGTAAAAACGCCCGTTGTTTGATTGTAGAGCGCAGTGCCAAAAATCTGCGCGTTCACCGCCTCTTGCGCGTTGAACTTCAACACCGTCAGCGTGTTACCGCCCGTTGTGACTGGCGTGCCGCTGATGGCGCCAATGAACTCAGCGAAAGGGCGGCCCGGAACAATCGCCGTCAGGTCTGCAAAATCTCCAAGCTCAAGTTCGTAGTTGTTGCGCACCCAAAAGTTAGATGTCGTGTGCCCACTGACCTTTGTAAAACTTAAACTGGCGTTGTTATCGGCAAACGCACCACCAAATACGCGAATGTTCTGCACGTTCGCGTTGTTCACAAAACTGAAGCAAGCCGGGGTTCCAGTTGTTGGTCCAGGGTCAAGACGAAACGTTTCATTTGAGAATGTGCAGTTTTGAACTGCATTTCCAGCGCCAAATGGCGCGATGCGAACTGCGGCCCCTGTCGGGCAAACAGCGCCGTAAGAATAACGATCATTGAAAATATATCGGTTACCACCGAATCGAACGGAGCCCGCATACTCCAAGTCAATGTGGCTGGCAAAATTCGTATCGAACTCGCAGTTTTGAATGGCGATTTGCGATGTTCCAGTTACTGACCCACTAAGTCTTATGCCAGAAGCGCCTGCCACTGGGGTTGCCAATTCTGATGACCACCCGCATCCAGAAAACGCACATTCTGAAATCAAGACTCCACCAGACGACAGCAGCATTCCACCTTGACCACAAAGCACAAAAATGTCGTGAGTAAAAGTCCACCCTGGGGCTGCCTGAATTACTGAGTTGTAAAATCCAAACCCGGTAAGCCGTTCAAAATTGCAATTTTCAACTCTGCAATTTGTTGTGGATGACCAGTCTGGATTAGCGTTGTATGCACTGTCGCCTTCGCTGACAATACCGTGGCGCAGGTTTTTTACAATTACATTGAAAAAAACTGAATTCCACAAACCTACACAACGAATCCCATCGGTTGTGCCAGTTTTGTTAGCACCATCAATCAGCATCCCGCTGATCTCAATACCCCACAGAAAATACGTTCCTGTCTGAGTGCCAGTTCCATTCGCAGCAGGAATACCTCGAATATCAAAAACCCGACCGGAGCCACAAAAGTCGATAATTGTCTCGTTGATACCCTGACCAATTAGCCGCAACCCATCCTTACGGATGGTTGCCAGAGAGTAAATTTGCAGCGGAGACGTAATCCTATAAGTACCTGCTGGCAGCAGCACCTCACGCAGATCTCCCGCAAGGGCTTGATTGATCGCCGCCTGAATTGCCAATGTGTCATCGGCAACACCATCTCCAACAGCCCCAAAGTCCTTGACGCTCACCATGTCATTGAGCTTTGTTTTGTTTATAAGAGCTTTGCTCATTGGTTATTCCTTTGTAATTAGCTTGTTGCGGGGCATGGTTATGCTAGGTGCTGGAACGGAGAATGGAGAAAACCATTGGCATCGAGATAATCAAGTTGTTCCATCAACAATCAACCCTGTGTTTGCGAGTGCCGTAATCAGACTGGCAAGGGCAGCATTACCACCTTTTGACCCTGTAACGGTTTGCTGTGACGTTCCTGACGACCCAAAGAAACCAAAAGCACCATCTCTAAAAAGCATATAGGTGGTGCCTGAACCGCCGATTTGTTTGAACTTTGCCTGCGTAGAACTCGACTGTTCAATGCCAAATTCATACCCGCCAGCAGCGCGTTGCTTGACGCTAATGCCTTGGTTGAATTGCGGCCTTAGCCCTGGAAAAGTTAGGTATGGAGACGTTCCAGCCCCGGCAACCATAAAGCTATCAAAAGCCGGGGCTCCGCTTGCGGTCGTTGCAAAAGAAAAGATAAGCCTGTCGTTTGCTTCTTCAAATGTTTCGTTGAAGCGGTTTCCATTTGGGTCTGCATTTACGTCAGAACGTTGCCAAAGCAAGTCTGTGCTTCCACCGTTCGTTGCGGGTTTTACTTGACACCAGTGACTATCTGTCTTGAACGCTAATCCACGATAAAAATACGTTGCAGTTCCTGCCGCACTGTTTTGATAGCCGACAATAATGTTACCAGTAACTGCATCGACTATGTTTGTCAGAACATTTGATGCAACTTGATATCGCAACCGTCCAGCGAAAGCATTGCTGATGTTGTAAGTAGTGGCCCCGATTTTTATGTATGCCGCGCCGCTTGCAGTAAAATTGTCGGCCCAAACATCTGGTGATGACGCAACAAGGTACGTTCCATCTGGGACGTAGTACCTGCCTGACGAAGCCGTTCTTGCGGCAGTGAAAGCCAACGTATCATCAACAATCCCATTCCCCACCGCCCCGAAGTCTTTCACACTCACAACATCGCGCAGCTTGCTTTGCACAGAACGTGTGTTAATTGTGCCAGCAGGGGTAAATGTAATGTCATCTGCCACAGGGAAGGGGGAGGGGGCGTCTGTGTAGCGGCGAATAACCACCTCATCCCCCGCAGAACATGCGGGAATTACCACATTCGTGCCTGACACCGTAATGTCGGCTGGTGGAAGGGACAGGCCATTCACCTCCACCTGTACGGAAGCCACGTAAGGGGTGTAGGGGGACACGGAAAAGGAGGTTTGCCCCAATGTCGCGGTGAATGTGTAGCTTTGGAAGGCACTCGCCACCGTAACACCTGTAGCGGGCTGCACAGGGGTGCCATTAATTGTCAGGGAGGACACGTCAACAGCATTGGCATTGAGAATGTCGTTGCCATTCATGTCCAGATTGGCCAACATTTCGTTGGGGGTGGTCCCATCCCGGCTCAGGGTTTTTTCAACAGCCGCCTCAATGGCATCGAAATTGGCATTTAGGGCAGCAACAGCGCCATATCCGCTTGTAATGTTAGACAAATTCAGTTTCATTTTACTCCTTCTTATGGAGCAATGTGCCCCTTCCACTATATGCGAGTTTGCTCGCGTAGCATTATCTTAGCACATTTTATACATGTTGTGCAACTATTTCCTTGAACAAATAATTTTTTGGAGAAATTCTCACGGGGTCTTGCAATAAAACACGACACCCCTAACCCCCTTACCCCCACCTAGGGAAAACCCTTATTAGTAAGGGAAAACCCTAATAACGTAAACCCTTATTAGTATGACAACGTTGTCTGACAAGGCTGTCATATTCCACATTACTTATTAATAAATAATGACAATTTACGTCACATTTATATTATATAAGTGACAATTTTTGTCATGGTCTTACACCATCCAACATGCTCATTCGGAAGGCACAGAATAAACATTCCCCACACATAACACACAATTCCCTAGTGTAATCAATTACCTATTTCTATTTCCCCTAAGCAATATTTGATTTTAAGTTACACCTATTCCTAACCCTACATATTAAATATAAGGTTAGGTTTTCCCCTGAAGTTTCTACAGACTCCAAGCCGTGACACTTAGCCTTGTCACGTTCAAGCCGGGGGCAACTGTACTAGTCGCGCATGCCGAGCATTGAATACACCAGACACCTGAGCCATACCCTCGAGGCGTTTTCATGGCCTCTCCAAAAGTCTCAGGATTTTGTTAGCTACATTGTAGCATGCCTGAGACATCCGTGTAAACCCCTATTGTTCTTTCTGTTCTTTTGTGTAGCTGCGGCTGTAAGGGTTTACCCTCTCCCCTCTAAAACGCACCAGAAAGCCCTCAGGTCGTTTTTTCCTCTTTCCCTATGCCTCCCCTTCAAAAAAGTTATCCCGCGCACCTGGGGCTTTTCACACCTTGTCAACAAGCCTATCATAGAGGGCAATCCACAGAGTTATCCACATGTGCATAAGTGCTGCCTCTTTTTGTTGCGAGGGTTTCCCCTAGGTTGACAATGTTGCCTCTCTTGTTTCACGCGGGTATGCGTCATTAAAAACAAGAGGCTTCGCAAGCTCGCGCTGCCTCTGTTGTTTTTTGTTCTCAGGGTTTGTCCTATGTTGACGATCAACGGTCATAAGCGCAGAATTCAATCCATCGCAACACACCAACCGAAAGGAAACAACATGTTCACCATCACCCACATTCAAGGTGGCAAACTCTACAGCATTTCCACCCCGTGTTTGCGTTCTGCCTCTCGCACCTACTACGCGTTCATGCGCCGTGGGTTGGTGGTGCGCCTCTGGCAGAAGAAGCAGGGCGAGCAACAAACCCTGGTTTTCTAAGGGTTGTCCTAATGACATGGGGGGACAATCCCCCGATAATGTGAACATCAACTAAGGAGTTTTCAAAATGGCAAAATTCAACGGGCACAAGAATTGGAACCACTGGAACGTTTCGCTGTGGATAAACAATGACGAGGGGCTTTACAAAAGAGCATTGTTCTATCGTAATCACTACAGAAAAGCCAATGGGCACGGGCTCACCGGGAAAGACCGGGCAGTTAGGGCATTCATTGAACACCTGAAATATGAGGGAATCACACAAACCCCAGACGGGGCCCCCTACAGTTTTTCAAGTGTAAGCGCCGCTATGGTGGGGATGTAAGGGTTTGCCTTAATACATAGGGCATCGAAGGGTGCCCTAGAATTAGTGCAACACAACCGGAGAGAAGAGATGAAGAAAGAAATCCTACAGAATTTTATTCGTTCCAATGGTTACGCATGGCCTGGGGGTTATCCTTGTGCCCTTTTGATGGCAGACGGCGGAATTCTATGCGCCCAATCCGCAAGGGAAAATTATCGCCTTATCCGTAGAAAATATTGGAAGGCTGTTGATGTTTTTATACATTGGGAAGGTGAGCCACTACACTGTGACCATAGTGGCGCAGAAATCCAGAGCGCATACGGGGAGTGAGGGTATGTACTAATGGCTAAGGCATCTGAAGGTGCCTTATGATTAGCACATACTTTCAACGGAGAAAGAAATGAAACTCAGCAAAACCAGCAAGTTAGACGGCATT